AAATTTAAAACATCTGCTACATACCCTGCTATCTGACCAAGAATAGGAGTAAGCAAACTAATTTCAGTTGCAACATTATCTATCGCTGTAATTGTGTCTCTCATTCTTGGAATGAGATTGTTAGCCATCTCACTCAACATATTTTCTAAAGTGCGCTGCAATTTTGAAATTATTTCAGGCATAGTTTTATTCAACTCTTCAAGAGTTTCTTGCATACTAGCACGAGGTTTTCCAGAACCTTGCATCTTCATCATATCTGGGATAAAGCTAGATGCACTGCCTTTGTAATTTCTAAATTGAGCAAGAACACCGTCCATCATTGCTGAATCAAAATCAAGTCCTTCCAAACGCTTTCTTGCAAGGTCATACCTAAGTCTAACCATTGCTTGCTTTTTTTGATCTGAAATGGAGTTAAAATCACCTTGCAAATATTGAGCATCAGACCCCATCATTTTTTGCATTAGTTGCAAACCACGGGTCATTCTAAGCTGAGTTGCTTCTTTTGCTCTACTTGGGTCACTCAATAAGTTTAGTGTTGCGTAAGGATCTCCACCACCAATTGAAGTCAAAAAAGCGGCTTGCCGTCTGCGTTTGAACATATCTCCAAACACACTTCCTAAAACTCTTGAAGCACTTTTGGCGTCCATATTTAGAGATTTAAAAAGTCCTTTTGTTTCTAAAATCCCTTTTTGGAAACCTGTTATGTTAGCACCAACAGCCGCACCGTACTGCTCCCATGCATCAATACCTTCTATTATTGAATCATTAGCATCACTGACAGTGCCATTGAAAGAAAACATTTGCTGAGTTATTTGATCCCAATGGCCTTTAATTGCATCCATTCCCATACCTTGCATAGCAAGAGTGCGAGTGTATTTTGCAGCAATATCATTACTCAAACCAAACATTCTGATACCACCAGCGGAGGCATCAATAAATTCTAATACTTTTGTATTAAGATTAGAAACAGGAACTCCTACCTCAGTAAATGCTTTTCCAAGCTCTCTTAAGTCATCTTGGTCAATTCTCAAATTATTTGACAATCTTCCCAATGATAAATTGAAGGAAGTGAGTCCCATAAAATCACCACCGGATGACTTCAACAAATCAGAACTTGCCTTTTGAGTTTGGAATACCCTGTCAAAAATTCCAGCAAGCAATAAGGCGGGACCACCTATAGCAGTAATTGCAGGCACCATACTTTTCAAATAACCTGCAATTTCTTTTAATTCATTTCCAGCAGCTTGAACAACTGATCTTCCTGCTACACCAGCACCTTCTCCAAAGCTACCAAAAATATTATTCTTGCCTTGAGGCATTTTTCTTTGAAATTCAGTTCCCAATCCAAGCAATTTTTTAGCATGATCTTGAGTCAGTCTAAATGCTGCATTTAAATTTTTTGTTAGACCACTCAACCACACTTGCTCAGATTTGGAAATCTGTTCATGCTCCTTTCTAACTTGATCTCCAATATTATGTAAGTGGTCTTTCTGTTGTTTTGCTTGCTCTTTCAATTGAGCTTTAATTACAGAACTCACTCTCTTTGCGGATTTCTCTACTGCCTTAACCTTTTTCTCCTGAGAGTTTTCAAAAACATCAATACCAGATTGCATGAAATCTGTAATTTCATTAGATGCAGATTTTTTCCAATTTGGGTTTCTTCTTTTAGGAGGCATTTTTTAAAATCCTTAAAGTGAGTTCTTCTTTAGTTGCTCTAGTCTCTGTTTAGTAGCCTCTTCATCTTCAGCCATCATTCTCTGTGCTCTGCTGTACGTCTCCTCTAATTCCTGTGGGGTCAGCAAAGCTGTATCTTGATAGCTGAATCCTACGTGCTTTACTAGCCTTAGTCTTTGCATTTCCATCTGCTCTGTTAAAGACTGGGGGGCGAAAAAAGGTGGGAGTGAATCCCAGATCTACCTCATCACTATTATTGTGTCCACACTTAGGGCAATTGACTTCATAGTTATCCAAAATTATTCCAACGTCACTCTCATAAATAAAATCACTTAGTTTTTCAGATTCTTCAGGAGGTAGTTTTAACAAGCTGTCAAATTTTTCAAGCAATGCAGCAGATTTTCCATCTACAGTATCTATAGCTTGTGCCACTCTCAATAGTGACTCATCAAGTGCAACATTCACAAGTCGGTTCATTTTTTTCAAGTTCTTTAAACCCGTTTGAACTGCTCCTTCATCAGAAAGAGTGTTTAAGTGACAAGTGATTTTGTGACCAGCTAATTCATACTCAAGTCCCTTAGTTTTAAAGCCCTCAATTTCATCAGCGTATAAAACATCAAATTTTGAAATTTTCAAAACTGGAGTTTCTGTATTTGAACATCTTGCACATCTAAAAGGGTCAAGACCAAAATCATCTCCCCAAGATGCTGCTTTTATTGAATACAAAACAACCAAAAGATCAGACATCAAAAAGTCATCTAAATTTATTTGTTTACTTGTAGGCTCAACTAAAAATGTTTCAAGCACTGTTTTAAAATAGTTGTAAACACTCAAACTTCCTGCTGCGTTAGAACACTTCCTATGATCTTCCATAAGAAAATTTCTTACTTTTACGCTGTCTCCATTTAAAAGAACAGATTTATCAAGATGTGTCCCTTGAGATGGGAGAGTAACTACACTTGTTTTCAGTTTCATAAAACCATCTGACATTAGAAATCTCCTGCAATGTGTGTCTACTGCCATTATTCCTTAATTTGGACAAAATGAAAAGACCACCAACCATTACTGATTGGCGGTCAATCCATAGACACAAACCACCGAGGAAAAGCTAACCGAAAAGTCCTGTAGAACCACTTGCGTCCAATGTAGCCCTATCTACTGATAAATTAAGACCGATTCTTACAAACTCATGACCATCAGCATATACACGGGCATTCTCAGGAGTAGGAGCATTTTTAGGCCATATTCCATGGCATGTCCATGTTCTGACCAAAGTTTGGTCAGGAGCATACTCAAACACCTTTCCTTGGCGCTTGTAGTCCCCTGCAAGCCCCATAGCTGAGGTGTTAGGGTTATACACCTGCTTGAACCACTCCCAAATCTGTTGAACAACGTTGGGGGCAACATAGTCCACTAACTGAATGGACATATCTGAAGCATTAGGTTTTGATGCAACTTTTACTCGATCATTGTAGTGAAATAATTCAACTGCCTCAAGTTCATATCTTGGTAGATTGACTGATTGAGCAGCAAGAACTATATCCAAACCTTCAATGTCAACGTGAAAGTTACACTGCCTCATTATTTCAAATTGCTGGCCACTTCCCTGTTGCAAAAGAAAGTTAGCTCCAAGTGGTTGTGCCATTTTTACTTCATCCTCTTATTTACGCTTTAACACACATTGCAACTTAAATCTGGGCAGCAGCAGAAATTTCTTGCTCAGAAATTGTTTGACCAATTTGAGAAATCAAGAAAGTAACTAAAATAATTTCTGCATGTTGCAAAAGTTGCAGTGTGCAAACAGCAGACATTATTTTATTTTTTATGTTTTGATCAGAGTTTGTATTTCTGTTGCAAATAAATTTACCTGCATAAATTCTTTCAGATTTTTCTAGTTGCTCAAGATAAGGATCAACAATCATAGAAACTTTGTTCCAAGTTCTAGGAGAGTTTCCTTCAAACAAGAAAGCATACATCAAAGTTGTAATCGCTTTCTCAATTCTCATCAACATCATTCTTGGGCCAATACGATCAAGTGACGTTGCTTGAGTTGTAGCAGTTTGCTGAGAAAGAATCATCGTTCCAAGACCATTCAAATCAGCAATACAATTTACTCTATTATCTGCCAGAAATGCCCTGTCATTGTCATTTAGTTCAATATCAATATCAGTGATATTGAGCAATTTACCCCTATTAGGTCCAGCAGGAGCTTCCCATGACTGCGTTCTTGCAAAAGCAGCAAGAGCAGCAGCAGAAGGTGGTGTGGCTTCATTTTGGCGGGTTGTAGGGTTGTATGTCTTGTAGTGTGGGTAATACAAGGCAGCATAGGTAGATTGAACAGAATCATAAGCAGCGTAAGCTTGTTCACCATTAGCCCAATCTGCTACAGCACTGACAGATAGTGAAGGTGGAGAGTCAATTATTGCCAACGTGTCTCTTCTCTGGACTTCTGCAAGTTGGATCATTGCTTGACGAACAGCAAGTGATTTAGATGCACCAGGAACAGCTAAAAGATTTATATCCACAGCATTTGGATTTGCAAGCAATTGCATACCAGTTGCAACACCTTCGATTAAATCTCCTATGTAGTCACCATCTACAAGATTCTCAATTCCATCATCTGCACCAGTAAAAATGTAAGTTGATGAAACTGGAAAAGCACTAAAAGCTTGTGGAATTTGCACATGATCAGAATCTTCAAATTTTTTGACCATATTTTCCAAAGTTATACCTTGGATAGTTTCCATAATGTGAGGTCCAGAAACTACTTCACCATCATCATTCTTTATGGAAATTTCCACAGTTGCTTTGAAATTTACCCAATGATATCCAGCAACTTCTACTGCCGCAACTACGTTTGCGGTAGTGAGATTTGTAGTTGTGATCACAATGTCACCACTGATGTAATCTACAGTGCCAGAGTATTGAGAATACCCAGAAATAAAAGTCAAAACACCAGGAGTTACTGAATCTGATGCAACTTGAGTTGAACCAAATTTTACAGTAATAGTTCCTGCAACCAAAGGCTTATTTGTCACCAAAGGATCAGGAGAATAAGTGTGAGACAGAACATTTACAGGACCTGAAAGAGTTCCAGTAAGTGTTGCACCACCACTGTAAGTTACATCATAAGAAGTTGCGTTTGGAGAATTAGAAACAATGGTGATTACTAGACCAGATACTGTTGAATTTATTTTTGCGGTCCCTAAAGCAGCATTACCATCGATCAATGCATTTAAATTTGATGCAATTGAGTTAAGAGTATCTCCAGATTGGACAGTGTAAGAAATGGCAAGTGGAGAACCAACAAGAGCAGCATCAGTAATAGTCAAAGTAATAACATCATTAGTGGTTTTTGTTCCACCAATTGTTAATGTGGTTGTTCTCGTTAATGCAGGAAAAGTATGAGCTTCAGTGACTTTTGTTTTCTTTTGTTCACCGTAACTAAATTTAAGTTTCTGACCCTCAAAATATGTTCCTGTATCTTTTGCAGAAATTGAAACTGTGGTTGAGTCAATCAAATCAACTGTTGTAGAAGCCGCTGCATCACCATTAGCAACAGGAACATAAATCAACCTACCGCCGCCAGCATTAAAATACTCCCTGGCTGCAATTAAGGCAGGATGAGAACTTCTGGGAATTCCAATATTATGAATTAGCTGTTCAAGAGAAGTATTTAGATAACGTTGGTTTTTCTTCCCTTTCTGTTTGGGACCAACTATACCAGGAATGTTAGCGGTAAGGTCTTTGACATACTGGCTATAGTCAACTTCTCTGAAAGCCACACCTGGGGCTAAAGGAAAACTTCTGGTGGTGGACATCTACATATGCTCCTTCGTCAAATCAACCTAACTAAATTATTGCACTTAAATTTGCCATTTCAAAAATTTCTATATTTAGCTGAAAGAGCAAGCCTACTGCCTATTCTTGGTTTATAGGCAGTATTGTCACAAAGTCAAGTTGCTCATATGTAATAGGTTCAACATCATTTGTGGCAGTTCTGTAGAGAATATCAATTTGCTCAATTCTTGGGATTACATCAGATTTTGCCCAAAATGAATCAACATAGAGTTTATTTTGTAATCCAAATTTTAGTAATTTTCCAGTTTGAGGATCATTTTCATATGTGTAAATAGGATCATCTAATTCAGCAGCAAATTGAAGTGGTACTTCAACGTCATTTCCATCATTATCTTTGCATTTTATTTTTACATAGACAGGATTTCCAATTGTCAAAAATCTCAAATCTCTTTCTATGCAATTTAAATCAGATTGATGCTGAGTATAAATCTGAAGTGTGTACTCTGCTTGAACTGGAACTGTTTTTACAATAGCAAAATCACCAGCTTGTGTTTTTCCTGCTGGCCAACCTAAAGCACCAAGAGTTTGATCAAACTCCTTATCTGAATATTTAGCGCACCCAGTTCTATAAACAGACATACCAGGAAGACCTAAATCATTTCTATTTGCTTCTTGTGCTTTTCTTGTTAGATTTTTTTGTGCAAGCTCAGCAGGCGACCAAATAACTTTGCAATTAAGCATTTGAGAAAAATACGCTGCTATTGCACCATCAAGAAATTCAATCATGGATCACCATATTCTTTTTCTTTTCCAAGTTCTACCATTTGTTTATGACTTTCTTCCCAAGGTTCACGAGTAACTAATCCAATCCCAGAAAAACAAACACTGGAACCAGGGTGATAACCATTGACTTGAACTATTCTAAGAGTAATCCATTTTTTATCTGGAAAAGTTATTTTTAGACGATCTTCAAGCATCAGTCTTTCTTTTAAAGTGACTGTGTATTGAGTTTCTATTTTATCTGCATAAGAAATAAAATCAGGATTGATAATTAGTCCTTCTACCGGCTTTGAAAGCAAACAAGAAGTGATAATTGGAGCAATTGGTTCTAAATTTTCTATTTCATCAGGGTAAACAGATTCTGCATCACCAATCTCACCATACTCATTTTCTGTATAATCTCTTGCGTGAACTAATTCAGTAACAAGACCATATCTTGCTAATTGCTCAGAAAGAATCATATCTAAATGGTGGGAAGATTGTGCCCCAAAGTCAAAAACCACATTTCACCTACCTATGATATGCGCTGTGGTAATCCTGATTTTCCATAATTATTTTTCTTGCATCTTCTAATTCTTCTTTGCCTTCTCTTACTAGTTCTGCGGCATCAGTTGTTATTTGAAGGTCATTATAAGTAAAAGCTCTTCTAGTGCGACCAAGAAGAATTAGAAATCTTGCAGACAAAAGATCAAGAAGATAAACACTGCCATCATAGCCAATAATTTCTACTTCTTCTAAAACATCAGATTCATTTCTTGTTTCTTTGAAAAAATAATTATAAGTGGCAGTTATATCAAATCTTCCTGCCATTCCAAAATAAGCATTAGGTTTTCTGTACTCTCTTAGAACACTTATTGGAGTAATCAATCTTCCAGGTGTACCAGGGAACCCCAAACCTCTTTTAAGTTGCATCCATTGATTAACTAAAACACTCTGACCAACAGGAGTAGCTCTTAAAATATCCTGTGGAGGTTCTCCCAACTCTGGAACGGAAAGACTTAGATCATACCCAATATTATTTGGATTGTTGCTAAAGTCATAGTGAAAACCAGAAGAATTTTCTACATCAATATTGAATTTTTTTCTGACTGGAAAAAACCCTTGATAATATTCAATGTCTGGTTTCATCACTAAATAAAATTTCTGCAAATCAAGTTTTATGCTGTCCAAAGTGCCAATAATATGAGCACCATTGCGAGCAAAAAGATAAGCAGCTATTTCAGTTAGTGTATTCATGCCTTTTTCTCAAATGATCTGCAAAAATCTTCTATAACTTGTTTTTCAATTTTTGAGACATACTTTTTTGCTGAAGTGTTCAAAAATGATTTTATTATAGCAACAGACGGAATCTCAGTTGAAATAGGGGGTCTATTGCAGGCGGGAGTGAGGATGATTAAAGCAAAAATTGTAAGATAAATTGTTTTGTCAAATAAATTCATAGCTACGTCACCAACTTTTTTTGCTTGAGGTACTGACCTAAATAATGGATGTGTTTGCAGACACCAGGAGTATTTACAGGGTTTCTTCTTGGGTCCCAACCTGGAGGGGCTTCCCTTCTTTTTGTGATTAAATTCCCTTTTTTATCATAACCTTTGTAGTAACGATATTTTCCAGGGGGAGAACCATACGGCCTATGATCGCTACTTCTAACAGGTTGTCCTGTTACATCTGATGCTTTTGGCAAATCTCCTAAAGCATGTGATCTTGCTTTGTGTCTATTGTTGTACCACCATGTCCAAAAATAATCATCACAAGTACACATTACAGTGACAGTGATATTTTGATCAGACAGTGATGGTCTTTCCATATACAAAACTGTTCCATCCAGAGGTTCAATTCTTATAGGAAGGTCCCTTGCTTTCTTTTCACCAAAGTTCAAGTGATGAAATATGATCACAGTATCGTAGTGACTAACTTCATCACTTGAAATTGAGTTAAATTGGGCTTGAACAGCAAAAGCATTTGTAACTGGAAATGCAGATGTTTTTTTCAATCCAGCAAAAGAAACTTGATTGAACTTGGACCTCAAGTTCTTTGTTAGTTTTACTAAATCGCTAAAACAAACCGGCATTTAATTAACCGCCTTTTTTAGATTTAGATTTTTTCTCTAATTCTTCTTTTTCAATTTGAGCAAGAATTTCAGCTTCTTTTGCATCTTCTTCAGCTTTCAATTTAGCAGCAGCTTCAGCTTCAGCTTCTTCTTTTGCTTTCAATTCTGCAAGCAATTGATCAGCTTTTTTCTCTTCTTCTTCAAGTCGTTTGAGTTCTTCTGAATCAACTGCTTGAGAGGGAACTTGATCAACAATTTGCTGAACAAGTTTTAGATTGGACATCGCTTTGATTTTTTCACCAAAAACTTTCATATCTTCATCAGATACTTTATTGATTCCTGGGTGAAGTTCAAGAGACGATTTTGTTTGGTTACTATGAATCACAGTTTTGCTGAGATTGGTGTTATGTACTATTGGCATTTACTTATCCCTTATCAAATAGAACCCTGTAGATGAGTTTACCACCTACAGGGTCCATTGAGCAATTACCCTTCTTGGTTAAGCAGCACCAGAACCAAAGTCAAAAGAGTTCTGATTGATGGTGATGGTCACAGCACCATTAACAATCATGGACTCAGTTGCACCCCAGTAGCAGGCTGCTCTTTGTTTCTGCAAAGGATTCTTGCCAGTTCCTTGAACCTCAGTCATGCTCAAAGGCATGTAAGGACAATGAGCTACAACAGACTCAAACGGAGTCTTACCTTTCCACAAACCAAGAATTTTGTTGGAATCGAGTTGAGAGTTTGCAGGAACACGGATAACCGTCTTACCTTTGAACTCACCAAACACATGAGGTCCAAGAGTGTCATCATCAAACATTCTGTTGAAGTCAGGATGCTGTTCGATGACTGCACAAGCCTTGTTTCCTGCGATCACTACATTCATTTGACCACGACCAAGGTTCTCCATCAAGAGAGCGTTGGCATCAGAGAATGCAGCGGGCAAGGTCATGATGTGCTCAAAATATGATGTACCTGAACCAGGTTGGCGGCCCCACGGAACATTGCTATTAGCAACAGGAATGGAGGCAACAATCTTCGCAAGAACGATGTTGAAAATTTCTTGGTTCAACATTGTAGAAAGATCCCTGGTCATGTCATCTTCGGCAGACATGCCCCATCTTTTGTTCATCATGTAAGACTGAGCAAAACCATAAGTTCCTTTCAGAGCCATGAATTGTGCTTTTACAGTCTTAGCTTGCATTTGGAGCAAGTTTCTCGGCAAATCACTCGCTTCTTCAAGCAAACACGCAAACTCAGCAGTTACTGTGGTTTGACCACTAGGATCAGCAGAGAATTGCAAGTCAACCAAGCCATTGTCAAAATCAACAGTTCCAAATACTGTGTACAGGGTTCCGTTTACTTTTACAGCAGAAGAAAATTGACCATTCTTTGCGTTAACGATCATATCTGGGAATACAGCAGAATCAGCACCAGCATTAAACACAGCAGAAGCACTGATCACAACTCTCTCAGGGTCTATTGGGGCAGTGAACTCATCAGTACCACCAAGAGGGAGATCGTTATAGGATTGAGCACCGTTGCCAGCATTTACAAGTGATGCAGTTTTGTAGGTGTCGGATGAATACCCTTCAGGGAAAGCATCAGGCATCGCCAAAGCAGTCATTACTTTTTGACCAGCAGTGATATTTGCACGAGTATTTTTTGCAATCACATCTTTGAACCAAACAAGACCAATAGGTTCATCAATGGGTTGAATACCGGCAACAAGAGCCAAAGGAGAAATACCGAAAGAAGCGGTGATTACATCCAAACCAATTTTAGGCAACGGGCCAAGGTTTGCAACAGAACCATTTGCAGCTTCGGCAAGAACGTGATCTTCAAATGCTTCAAGCTGTCTGCCTAAAGCAACAATGTCCCACT